GTATAATGTTAGTGACGAAATTAGTAGAGTAATTATTACTACTGATTTCCCAAACCCGGATACTCCGTTTAAAACACCACACATCGTAATAACGGGTATTGGTTACCAAAACGAGTCTCAATATGGATTCAGCAATAATTTTAATCAAAATTTTGCAGTAAACGGAATACGAAATTATGGAAGTGAGTATGTGGCTCAAATACCATATTCGGTTTCTTTAATCTGTTTAGGGCAATATGATGTGAGCCGAAATTTAGCAAATAGGCTTGCCTACTATGTTGACTTTGAGGCATACGAATATTTAAGCGATAACCTTATGCTAAATATTCGTAATATAACAAAAAGTCCAAGTTCTGTAAAAGAGCAATATCCAGAAAAGATATTTCAAACTCCGGTTACAGTGCAAGGCATTCTAAATTTAGCGGTAAATAAAACGCCGTTTAATTATTTAGAGAATAACAGGTCGCAGCCAATTAATAAATTGGGCAAAACTTTTACAAAGGTAAAAGTTTCTGTTGACAACAAATAAAATTCAGAATTAATTTTAAAGAGAGAGGTGGATAAATTATGGCATACAGAGAGCCTGGTGCATACCTGCAGTTAGTAACAAATCCTAAATATGCTACAGGATCCACACCGCTTTTAATCCCGGTTATCATGGGCAGTGGTGCGCAGGTATTAGAGAGAACTGATGTTATCACAAGAGCTTCTGCTGACGATGCGGATTATTTACCGATGGGTGCGGAGAAAATTCTGTCTGTCGGTACCACGGCAAAAAAGGCAACGTACTTTCAATCGGAAGGTGTAGAGAAAGTCAAAGATTTTAAACATACTACCGGTGAAAACTTCATTACTTGGGAGACTACAGCTGCTAATAAACCAGCGGCAGGAGAAAACTACTATATTACCTATACTTACAAGGTAACTGATGAGCAATATGAACCTCGGCTTGTATTTTTGGAGGAAGAAGTAGAACAATACTACGGG